TTGGAAACGTTGCTCACATTAAAACTGAAACGGAAGGTGAGATCTGCTTGCGGAGCAGGCCTTAAGACAATCCCTATTTCGGTAGGGTGCAATAACTTGCAAGGCCTGCAGAAATTTGACAACTACTTCAAGACAGTTCTTATCGTTGTAGACGCTGACGCTTCGACAAAGAAAGGATCGGGAAAGCTCAGAAACGTAGTGAAGCTCCCTGGAGGAAAAGGTGCGTCCGGCACAAGCTATTCCCCGGAACGTACTATCTACGAGTTTGCCACCACCCTTGCCGCAAATAACCAGCTATACCCAAATACGCGAGCCGCACTGGCCGCTAGTGGAGTAAATAGTGACCAATTAAAGGAGCATCTCCTTCGAGGAAATACAGACATATCAAAGCGCGACCCAGCCAAGCGCTGGTGGAACGAGAGGCTTGAGATCATCAAAGAGTGGCAGCTTGTAGAGCTCTGGCTTTCAGAACACCAAGAGCATGTGGAGGGGTTCGAGGCTGAGCTCATTGCCGCAGCTATTCACACTGCGAAGCTCACATTTTGAAGGCTGGCCAAGTATACTGCGCGGCGCTAAACTGAGGTCCGCACGCCTCAAAGGATGAGATCTAATGTACTCCAACAAGCTATACAGCCCCCTGCGCTACCCAGGCGGCAAGGCTCGCTTTGCGCCTTTCATTGCCGAGGTGATGCGGGCTAATGGCCTGGTGGGCGGGCACTATCTCGAACCGTTTGCTGGCGGAGCCGGAGTTGCCTTGGAGCTTCTTTTCGACGGGCATGCAGCGCATGTTCATGTCAATGATCTCGATCCGGCCGTATTCGCCTTCTGGTCAGCCGCGACAACCGATCCGGATGGAATCCTAAAACTGCTCCGGGACACACCAATCACCATGGATCAATGGCACCACTGGCGCTCCGTGATGCTTGTCCAAGACCCTGAACTCTCCCTTGCCGAGAGGGGTTTTGCTACGCTTTTTGTGAATCGTACAAACCGATCCGGCATACTTAAGGGTGGAGTCATTGGGGGGAAGGCGCAGACTGGAGCCTACAAACTCGATGCGCGATTCAGCAAGGAGATGATTGCAGCCAGACTCGAACGAATCGCGCTTAATGCAGACCGGATTTCAGTCCATTGTGAGGACGCGTTTCTAATGCTCAGTCGTGCAGCGGAGTTTCTGCCAGAGCAATCGCTCATCTATCTTGACCCGCCCTATTACGTTAAAGGGCGCGGCCTGTACCGAAACTTTTACAAGCACGATGATCATCTGAAAATTGCTCAATTGCTGCAGTCGCCTGATTTCAATCGGCAGTGGGTAGTTTCTTACGATAGCGCGCCAGAAATCTGTGAGATGTACAGCCAGAACGAGGCCCTGACTTACGGCCTGCACTACACCGCCCAGGCGCGATATGTAGGCGACGAAGTGATGTTCTTCAAAGAAGGCGTCTCTGTGCCTGATGCGAAAATCCCTAGAGCCACTGTGGCGGCATGACTCCTAGCCCGGCCCAGCGCCGGGCTTCTTGTTTCTGGCCTTCCTTGATCGCCTCCTAAATTGGTCTACGATTACATAGTCGAGCTACTGGTCCCCCAACTGGCTCGACTTTGCCCGCACATGCGGGCTTTTTTGTATCTGCCCTTCCTGCATTACCCCCTCCCCCTCGCAGGCATCGACCTGCACCGAATCGCCCGACCTGCTGATTTGTATTCGACCTGCGGCCCGCCACTGAGCGGGCTTTTTTGCGACCTTCAGAAAGGCGCTGGCTCCTCCTCTACCGCCTCCACCTCCCCTAGCTCGACCACCCTATCCTCGTCGCTTTGCACCTCCCACTCCAGTAGCACCCCGCCATCATCTTGGAAGACCATGCTCACGCCGTCCGTCTCGGCGATCCGCCCCATGACCTCTTCCCACTCTGCGTCCCGATCAGTATCTAGGCGATGAATCACCGCCGAGCACCGCTCCTGGGCTCGTGGCGAATTGATCATTGACGATACCCGCAGACCTAAGCGCTCAACCGCGGACATCTCAACTCGTACAACCTGCTTAGCCTTTTGCGCTTTGCTCATTTGCCCCCGCCCTATGCTGTACATCCATCCAGTGATGGCAAAAGCATAACTCACGCCCAATTAAAATAAATTAACCATCGGTATTGACGTTAAAATAAACCGATGGTTAACTAGCCCCATCGAGTCACCCAACAGGGACTCGCCAGGGCCTCAGGGCCTGACCGCTCTTTAAAAATTCAGAATACGATCCCGCTGCGGAAATAACAGCGGGGCCGCCTGTCCGGTAAGGACAGGGAGGGCCGATGCAAAGGCTCTGTCAAAAACTAACTATTAAGCCGCTACGCCTCTACTGGGGACCGGCGATCTGATCTGACCTACCGCCTGGGGAGTGACTTGGGTGCTGGAAGGAAACGCGGGGAGAACCTGCGGCGGATCGAGGGATACCGAACTGGCGAATGATCCAGATATGCGTAGCGAGACAGATTTCCTCGATACCCTTCTTGCGAGGGGTATCAGGGAAATCAAACCGGAGAAAGGAAATGAACGAAGAGCAGATTGAGCGGTTTCGCCAGATCGTTCAGGAGATCGCGACGGATGAAAGCGTCACTTTTGATGAGGCTTTCGCCATCGCTTCGAACCACCTGGCCTACTGGGTGAGCGAAATGCCTAAAGGCAGAGCGTTCGCTGGGGGCGGTAGCTCGTCTCAGGCTGGTCGAAGCCAGCCAGACCAGTCGCTTGACTCTGAAACAAACACTGAAGGATCTGCTGGGTAGGAGAAAGGGGCGGCAAGAGCCTTAACTTTCTCCCTCAGCTCAAAGGTGCTCAGCGAGTTTGCTCCGTAATAGGTGCCAGGCGGCATCCTGAGAACCCCATTATCCCCTTGAACCGTCCTCTTGAGGCCAAGCGCTTCCAGCGCCTTATGTAGGTCTGCGTATTCCTCGCTGTCAGCCTTGAAAATCTCAACCCGCACCATGTAATTCGCCATAACGACATTCCTTGTTTCGACTGTGGAGGCCGGAGCATATGGGTTTCCCTCGACTGTGGAAAGCGAGGAAACAGGGAGCCTGCCCCTGTCAAAAACAGGCACCACCCTGGCATTCGAAAGAGTGCCCATCGGGGATCTGTCTGGTGTAAAGCGCGGAAAGCGTTGGTACCGACGCGACGGCCGTAAATAGTCGGTCTTTGCCGTGGTGCCAGACAGATCCACCAATGACTAATCGGGAGTTACGAAATGCTAAGCACGAAGGAAAGTTTCAAAGCGATGGGCCTGGGCATTCTTGCCGGCCTGCTGATCATCATCTTCGTAGCCGGGCTCTTCACCTGTGCCAGCTTCGTGCTCGCTCAGATGGGCAAGGCAATGGGCTGTGCAGCTTGACGATTTACTGATGCCGCTTCTATGAGGCGGCATTGGAAATCAAAGGAGAAATTGGAAATGCACATAACCTCAAAGCAGAAGAAAACACTGCTGCCGTTAATGATCTTCATAGCCTCTTGTGTTTGGTACGCATACCTACTGGGAGGGCCTTGGTTCTTTCTGGCGCTACCCACAATGCTGGTTTCATTGGGTGTTCTGCTTGCATGCAACATTGAGTCATGGGTGAAAACGATCAGCGCCTGGCTGGATAGGGACGGCTGGTAGATCAGATAGTTACGGACCTTTTCACTGATGCCCATCCAGAGCGGTGGTCATCGGGAAAACAACCGGAGCAAGACGAGATGATCATCATCAAAGACGAGTTCACAGGCGGTGCCCAGGTAAGCATGCAGATGGACGAAGAAGCGGGCGAGCTGTTCGTTTTTTATTGCCCTGCCGGTCAGGGGTGCAAAGTCAACAAGTGGCCGCTCGATAGCTACCACATGCCCATTGCGATGGCGCATTACGCGGAATGCTGCGACCTGGAGCGCGCCGGCTGAACAACCAGCGCCAAAGCCAGCCTGGCTATAACTGCCCGATCCTCTCTATGAGAGCGCATCGGTCTGCAATCTCGCCGGAACGTGCACACCGGTTACCCGCCAGCCCAGCACGGGGCAGCCAATACGGCGGGCTGAGGGCTCGCCCTCTGAGATTGCAGTCCGATGCGGATGCACGCCCAGGCTGATGGGCAATAACTGACTGGCACCCATACCGGCATTGCTTTCAGCCGGACAGGAGCGTGGCGATCACGGCTCAGGCTCTGAACAAGGTCAGGACAATCGAAACCCGGAGATCAGCACCGGGCATCTGCATCACCCATTCTCATAGGTGGCCACTGCCTTCCCATTGAGCGAACGTTAGGAGTGATCGCCATGAAGTAGCCGAACGATTCACCTGCGCGGCGCAGCAAGCCTGAAGGCTGCGCCCAACACCCCGACAGGCAGCGGACAGCAGGGCCGGCGATGTGACCGCGCATCAGCCGAAAGGTAGGCCCAACCAAAACGAAAGAAGTACACCGCAGGCGAGTCCGAGGGCATAGCTGGCCAGACTCGACACATCCCGGGAAGTGCCGGGCGCCTGCACCCTTCCCCACCTCTATTACGTCAGCACTCCTCCCCCGCGCCCATCGGCAAACAGCGGGAGGCAAGAGTGTTGACGAATAAAGCTGAATCCACCACTGGAGAAAGTCATGAGCAAATACACGGAGGCGATCACGGAGGCGGTAAAGGCTCTGGAGTCTGCCGAAAAATCCCATCAGATCGCGTCCGAACGACTTTCAACCGTACGCGGTCACGCCGGGCAGCAAGGGTATTCGGTCACCGTCAACGGCGTGACTGTGGCGGTATCGACCTGCGACAGCCGCACTTATCAGGGAACGCTGATCCGCGGCCGGGAAATGATTCACCTGGGTGCCCTCAAGGCTCTTGGTGCAGAGCTTCAAACAGCCGCAGACCGCGTCCGGGACTGCCGAGCGCATTTGGCGGCAATCGTTACCGCCTAACCCCAAACACTGGAGGTCGCCATGTCCGAAGAGCTTGTAGCTCACGTTTGCAAGATCTGCGGCAGTGCCTGGCCCAAGCGGAAGAAGGCAAAGCTGCACGTCAACCTCAAACACCACGACCGCGTCTACGCCCAGCACGGGCCGGGACAGCATGTCGATTACCTTTGGCTTGATTTGGAACACTGGAGGTCGCCATGAGCGATTCAGATCGCGATCTGACAGAGCTGGCCGCCAAAGCGATTGGCGAAGAAGTCGAATGGCTTCCAAGTCAGAAGGTTTTCTACAGAAAGTCATGCGACTGGCCGCAAGAAAAAGGGTTTTTCGCCCCGCTTCATAACGATGGCGAGGCACTAGGCCTGGTTATGAAGCTGGACATGACCGTGAACTGCAACCGCGACGAACTGACGGTAATCGTCCAGACGCGGAGGCCGAAGCTGCTAAAGGCTGTGCGTAGCAACAACTGTGACGCCGACGTGCGTAGGACGATTGTTGAGGTCGCAGCAATGAACGGAAGGCTTATCAAATAACCACGCCACCCTGGAGGCGACCATGAACGCAGCATTGAAGATATGCCAGGAGCGCTACGACGCTCAGTTGCCGCCTCCAGTGAGCGAGTCGGCGGTGGAGATTGAACGCAAGGAGTGGCTGTACAACGCCACGGAGCAGCTGGTGAGGTTTGGCCAGGATGTGAAGGTGCAGCGGCGCCTGCGCAGGCCTCAGGCCGTCACGGTCGCACAACTGGCACTGGCGGCGGACGAACTGGCGAACAACCGGCAGGCGAGCTGTGAGGTCGGCACGCCGGCGCTTGGCTGGTTGCTGATCGCCAACAACCTCGGTCGAGCCGACAAAGACGCCGCCACCGAGCTGCTGGGGCGAAGCGACCACCCCTTCGGCAAGCTTGGCGAAATTGCAGAGGTCCTACTTCGGCCCCTCGCTGACGATGCACTGGCCGCCCAGGCCGAGGATGACGAACTATGAACACACCAACCGCCCTCGCCCGCCTGGGCCTGGAAATCGCCAAGATGAAGAAGTCGTGCACACCTGTACCGGACCGCACCTTCGTGATGGGCATGATCGAAATGGCCGAGTTCGCCGATCTGGTCGACTCCCCTACCGCCAACCGTTACCGCGATGCGCTGGACGCCAAGTTCGTCGAGCGCAATGCAGAGCTGAAGAGGACTGCCGCATGACTACCGCACCGGTTAAATCGCTGATCGACGAACAAATTGAAGAACTGCCCGAATTCATGGCGGTACCAAGCGACCGCGTACTGATGGTGTTCAAGGGCGCAACTTGGGAAGACGCTCTACACTCTGCTGAATTAGCCAGCATTGAAAATGTTCACGCTTGGAGCCGCAGGGCCTGCCTGTGTGGTGAGTGGACGATCACATATGAGGTGAAAGCTTGACCTCCTACCAGCGTGCAAAACGTGCCGCCATCCTCCGCGGAAGTTTAATCGCCATCTCCGTCTTCATCTTCCTGATGCTGATCAGCGCCCTCGCTGATCGCGTCACTCAATAACCCCACACCTTCAAACGCTGCGTGCATCGCGGCAAGGATTCTGTCGTGTCCGAATTAACCACAAAGCAAAGTTTCAGCCTGACGCCGTCGTCGCTTACCGAGGCAATGGCCTTTGCCGACATCCTGGCCAAGTCGACGATCGTGCCAAAAGAGTTCCTCGGTAACCCCGGCAACATCCTGGTTGCGATCCAGTGGGGTTTGGAGTTGGGCCTGCAACCGCTGCAAGCGATGCAGAACATCGCGGTCATCAACGGGCGCCCGGCGCTCTGGGGTGACGCAGTGATTGCCCTGGTGCGGGGCTCGCCTCTTTGTGAGTACGTCTACGAAAGCGACGACGGACACGCGGCAACCTGCCGAGTGAAGCGCCGCGGCGAAGACGAGCAGGTCAGAACCTTCGACATGGACGATGCCAAGACGGCGGGATTGATGGGCAAGCAAGGCCCGTGGACCCAGCACCCAAAGCGAATGCGCCAAATGCGGGCCCGAGCTTTCGCCTTGCGTGACGTGTTCCCTGATGTGTTGCGCGGCATGCCGGTCGCGGAAGAGTTGCAGGACATGCCGAAAGACCGCGAGAACGGCCAGCCCCTCGCCAGCGTAGCCAAGATCGCGGCGCCGACGGAGCTTGAGGCGTATCCCGACGAAAAGCTGGCAGAGAACCTGCCGAGATGGCGCAAGGCGATTGAGGACGGCAAGTCATCGCCAGAGCATCTGATCGCCACTGTCAGCAGCAAATACACGCTGACCGCCGAACAAATCGACTCCATCAACCAGCTCAAGCCACTCGAAGGTGCAGCAGCATGAAAATCCATAACGTTGCTCAAGGCTCTGCCGAATGGCATGCCCTCCGCGCTCAGCACTTCACCGCTTCTGAAGCTCCGGCAATGATGGGTGCTTCGAAGTACCAGACCCGCACCGAGCTTCTCACTCTGAAGAAGACCGGCATCGCGCCAGATGTGACGCCTTCGCAGCAGTTCATCTTCGACAAGGGTCACGCGACTGAGGCGCTGGCTCGCCCCCTAGTGGAAGTCATGATCGGCGAAGAGCTGTATCCGGTCGTGGGTACCGAAGGCAATCTGCTGGCCTCTCTGGACGGCGCGACGGAGCTCGGTGAGACGCTGTTCGAGCACAAGCTCTGGAACGAATCACTGGTCGCCCAAGTGAAAGCTGAGGACCTGGCACCGCACTACTATTGGCAGCTTGAGCAGCAGTTATTGGTGAGCGGCGCCGAGCGGGTCATCTTCGTTTGTTCCGACGGCACTGCCGAGAACTTCGTCAGCATGGAATATCGCCCGGTCGCCGGCCGCGCCGAGCAACTGATCGAAGGCTGGAAGCAGTTTGAGGCCGACCTGGCTGAGCACACCCCACATGCCGCTGTTGTTGAAGTTGTCGCGGCCGTTATCGAAACGCTGCCTACGCTCTCCGTCCAACTCGAAGGCGCCGTGAAGTCGTCCAACCTTCCCGCCTTTCAATCTACGGTGATGGCGCGCATCCAGGCCATAAACACTGACCTGCAGACAGATCAGCACTTCGCCGACGCCGAGGAAATGGTCAAGTTCTGCGACAAGGCCGAAAAGAACATCGACCTTGTGAAGGCGAATGCGCTCGCACAGACGGCCAGCATCGACGAGCTGTTCAAGACCCTGGACACCATTCAGGAAGAGCTACGCAAAAAACGCCTGATGCTCGACAAGCTGGTGAAGGCTCGTAAGGTCAGCATCCGTGAAGACATCGCCATGGACGCAGCCAAGGCGCTGCAGGTGCATATCGACCGGATCAACGCATCGCTGGGCGGAAAGGCGCGCATGCCGGCTGTGCCAGCGGACTTCGCCGGCGCCATTAAAGGCAAAAAGACCATTGCCAGCCTGCGCGATGCCGCTGATTCGGAGTTGGCCCGGGCGAAGATCGCTGCCAGCCAGATCGGCGACAGCATCCGGAACAACTTGGCCAGCCTGGACGAGCTCGCCGCCGACTACATGTTCCTCTTCAACGACGTGCAGCAATTGGTGATGAAGGCGAGCGATGATCTGGTAGCGCTGATCAAGGTTCGGATCTCGGAACACCAGAAGGCGGAGCAACAAAAGGCCGACGCGAAGCGTATCGCCGAAGAGCAAGAAGCCCAGCGGCTGGCAGCCATCAAGCCAGAGCCAGTCGTGGAGAAAGTGGCGGCGCCCGAGCCAGCCCGCGCCACGCCAGTTCAGACAGCGGCACCCGTCGCCCAGGCTACAAAGCCAGTAACGAGCCACGTGGTCGAGCAGGTAGCGCTGCAGGCCAGCGTGACGGACTTCGAGGCCCTGGTGAAAGCCGTGGCATATGGTCAAGCGCCGATCAGCGTCCTTTCGGTCAACTGGGAAGCGCTCGATGCGATGGTCGCGGCGCAGGGATCAACCTTCAGCATGGCCGGGGTGACACTCGCCAAGGCGGCAGCATGATCAGCAACCACCTCAGCCTGGTCGAGCAGCACCGCCAGGACGCTTACTCGATATCGGAGCGCACGGCGGAGTTCTTGGCCGCTGGCGGGACAGTCGCGCAGTTGCCAAGCCCGCCACGCAAACCGCTGCCACCGCCCCGCTCCACCAAGATCGATCCCGAAACCATCCTCAAGCGCCGCAAGCCGCCCATCACCCGGGCCGAGCGTGAAGCGCTGCGCAAACTCGCGGAGGCATTATGAGCAAGCGCAAGACGCATAACCTGCAGGCGCGCATCGCCCGGTCGTGCCGCTCGCTACTGGCATCCAATCACGTCGCCGTGGTCAACATCGACCCCAGTGGCCGCCAGGGCATGATCAATTACAAATCGCTGAAGAACATCGCACCCGGGAAAATTGGGCAGGCAGTGTGCGACATTGCCCACCGGTGGACGATCTACCTCAGCGTGCTCTGTATTGATACTCGCGGTGACCGCTACAGCAAATCCATCGAGGTGGTGCCTGATGGTGTCTATCTCTCCGACCATCTGGAGGACGTAATCGAGCATTGCTACAAGCAACTGCGAGACGCAGCCAACCAAAACCAGATGGTAGCCTCGGGGTGGATCGCCATTCCTGAGTCGATATCGCTCGAAGAAGATCACGCAGCACGGATCTTTGAAGCGGTCGGCGCCTGGAACCAGCAAAAGGTTGCGGCATGAAACGCATAGCCCGCATCCAACAACGCAAACGACAGACCTGGCTGGACTTGCCGGCCAGCGGAATAGAAGAGGTAGGCCATGGCAGCCGCGCAGAAAGAACGATCGGCAAAGACTGCGGCGAGGCGAAAGACTCGCGGCGAGGAAGAATTGCGACTCCACACCATGGCCGGCACCCGCCAAGCCTTGGCTGACCTGATGGCCTGGCACGGCCTCGAGGAACAGGGCGAGGCCATGACCCTAATGATTCACCACCTACACGGCCTGGGCCCAGCGGGTTCAGCTCAGTTCCTAGCGCCTCCGCGACACGAATACGTGATACCCGAAAACGTGTCGGCAAAATTGCAGCTCGCCTACAACCGCGAATCGCTCCGCATCTGTCACGACGAATAACCATACCCCATCAACGAATCACGCCAGCCGGCGAGGCAGGCGCGTGCCTGGAGGTGCGATATGTCTACCCCCCCCCCAACGCATCAAGCGTAACGATCTGTCGCGCAGGCGCATCCGTAAGCGCGTCCTGCGGGCCTTCAAATCGAGCTTCCGGCTGAAAGGCGGGCCCATCGAGTCGGCGTGGCTGAGCACGCCCGGAACCCTGGTGTTCACGCTCGGCGAATGGCGCGGCCACTACAACTCCAAGAACGAATGGGTGGCCCTATGACCCCTCATGAGTTCATCGAAAAGAACGTACACGACGAGCTACGCAAGCAGGGCTTCAAGGCTGGCGTGTGCTTTTCCGTATCGCGTGATGCCGTGGACTACTACCGCCAGCGCAGCATGTTCAGCAAAAGCGTTGTGCTGGATGTGCTGGCTTGGTCGAAGAAGCGCGCCAAAGAGCTTTCGCGATAACTCCCCCACTCCACCGCCCGGGCATGGCCCGGAAGGAAATTACTGTGTCCGAAGTTCACCGATACCAGGTCGTGACGATGCTTTCAGCGGCAGGCGCGACGATTGGCTACGACCCGCACGGGCCTGATGTTGTGATGGCCGCCGACTTCGACCGGGTAACCGCCAAGATCGACGCCCTGCAAGCCCTGCTGACCGCAGCGGATGAGCGGGCGGATGTGCTGGAGGGGTTGTTACAAACGATTAACGCTAAGGCATCAAAGTCGCACATCAGCCAAAGTCTTTGGCGGCTGAAAACCGACATGGCCAATATTGCTCAGGTTACTGAAGCCGCACTCAAACCAGCAGAGGGTCGCAATGAGCCGAATTGCCTACGGTGCTTGGACAAGAAGACCGTACCGAGCAACCTGGCGGAAGGCTATGTGATGGACTGTCCCGACTGCTGCAGCGAGGAAGGCTAACACAACCCAACTCCCCGCCTACTGCTGGTGCCTGCTGGCACTGGCACAACTGATTTGCTGAGGTGATTTATGAGTGAATTAAGCCAAAAACCGAAAGCCAACAATGCACCGACCTACATGTGCTTGTATCCGGGGCTGGCAGAGATCGCCCGAGCCAATGGTTACGCGCTTGCAGTGCACGGATCCCTGGCTCGCGATATGGACCTGATAGCTGTTCCATGGATTGACAACCCATCCTCGCCAGAGGCTGTGATCGCAGCCATTGAGTCCGATTACGGAATTCGCCGCATCGGTGATTTGACTGCTGCACCGCATGGGCGAATGGTTCAGACGATAGGTATCCAGTTCGGGGAATGCTTCATCGACCTTAGTTTCATGCCTTCATCAGGTCGAAACTTCAATGCAGGAACCGCGTCAGACGCCCAGCCCAGTGGCGATCATATGGAGAGTGGGGAATTCAACGATCCACTTTACAACGCCGAGTCTGATGCCAGAAACGCTGCCGCGCTGCTTGAAGAAGTACTTGAGTGGTTCGATGACGGCGTCGGGCGCAGCCCTGAGGAATTCAGGTTGATGCGCCGGATCGGAGACTGGCTGGGTCGAAGCGTTGCAGAAATCAAAGATAGCAGTGATGAGTGCGCCCACAGTGAGGCGAACAAGATCGGCTGCCCTGAATGCGGGGAGGTTTTCAAGTGATTAGCGAGAAACCAGAATTGCTGAACTGCCCATTTTGCGGAAAGGAACCGCGCTATGTTCCTGCAGATTACGTTGATAACCACGGTAGACCATGGCCATTCGCAGAATGCGATCCATGTAGCGTTGGCGCACCAGTAGAGTTTTGGAACAGGCGAGCCGGTGACGCTGCTCTACCTGCTCGGGTGTCTGTCGAAAGCGGCCCTCACTACAGTGATAACCCCGCATCAGAATACGGTTATCTGGCTGGCTGGAACGCCTGCCTCGACGAGCTGAAACGCCTCAACCCCTCTCTGTAACCCCTCCCCCTTCAAAGTCAGCCGCTATAGCGGCAAGGAAAAGTGTTGCCGATGAATACGAAACTCAAAGCTGCATGGGCAGCCGCCCGGATAGCCGCCCGGCGCGATCTGGGGCTCTTCTTCGTGATGATGATCCTTGCGGTGGTAGCCCTAGTGATCGCGGTGCCGGTGATCCTGGTGCTGGGGTTGATGCCTGAATGGGCTTGGCCAGTCGTTGGTGTCGGGCTCGTTATTTGGTTTGTTTTTGGCGACACCATCAGCGCGACTGTTCGGGCTTTCCGGAGCGAGAAGCCATGATCGCCCCCCTCTGGTTCGCCTACGTCTTCATCTACAAGGGGCCGAGGCCATGATCACCTTGGAGCAAATTCGGGCTGAGGTGGCTGACCGAAAAACCGTAGATCACCACACCCGCTGCCGTGATTGCGGCCACTTCGTACCGAAAGAGCGATGGGTGCCGAGGGAATCCCCACATGCCGCACGCGGGCAGCGTCCACTCTGTGCACCCTGCTTCGACGAATACGAAGGCCCACTCTACTAACCCCAATCCCCCTACATGCCTGCCGGTGAGCGGAGTCAGGGCAACTGGCTGTCGATCCATCGTTCAGCTGCCGCCATCGCATCATCAAGTGCTGCCGGATAGTCAGGCCAAGGGCCCAACAACTCTGCAGCAACCTCACCCAAGCCATTGATAGGTGCTGGCTCAATGATCTTTGCGGCTACAGGGCTCTGATCGTTCGGGCGACGCCAGTCGAACTTGAGAAACATCACGTGGCCCCGGTAAGCGTGCGCTATCGGAGCATCGAAGTTGTGTGACACGTCCATGCCTCATCACGAACTAAGTTGAACCCTTTTGTACACCGCTTCGGTCCTGTTTGAAAGATAGGCAGAAAGCTATCACTCCAATCCCCTATATGCCGCCTCGCGTGGCTAGGACACACCCCATGTTCGCTATGAAACTCACCCTGATACTGCTGGGCGCTTTGCTGTACCTGGTAGGAACACTCGGCTGGTTCGGCTGGTTCGCTATAGACCTGCTGGACACCGGCACCACCGAGGCACTGCTCTACGCCTTCGCCGGCACCTGCGCCTGGCTGTTGATCAGCTTCGGCCTGGCAATCCACATCATCAAGACAGCGCGGCCCACGGTGGGCGGGAGGTAGCTATGGCAAAAGTCCTGGCGCAAATTACGGTCAAGCTGCCGCGCCTCATGGAGGCCGGCGAATACAGGAAGTTGCGGTACGTCGGTGGAAAGCCGAGCCTGCAGCAGTTGAAAAAATGGATTGAGGAAGGCGAAGTGATTGGAGAGGTAAAAGGCGGGATGTATTTCGTCGACGTGCAGGCGGCGGTTATGGGGTCTAGTGACCCGCTGCTGGCCAAGATGCTGGAGATTGGGTGATGGCTGCCCGGCCCCGTACGCTGCAAAACAGAAAGCTGCCGCCAAACCTCTACCCGAACGGGAAGTACTGGCGGTACCGCAACCCGGTCACCGGCGTGATGACCAGCATCAACCGCCCACTGGAGGAGGCAATCAAGCTGGCCCGGGCGGCCAACCTCAAAATGGCCGAGTTGGTCGTAGATGACGGCTCGCTGCTGGCGGTGTTGACCGGCGACCGCCTACCGATAGTGAGCAACCTGCTGACGCGTTTCGAAGAAGATTGGTTGCCGCACCGCTCATACGCCGTACGCACCCTGGAGGAGATCAAGTTCAAGCTCGAGCGGTACCGGCAGGATCTGGGTGACCGCTTGATAGGCCAGTTGGATGTGCTGGCCATGGCCGAGTACCTGGATAACTTCAGCAACAACGCCTACACGAAGCACCGCGGGCTGTGGGTGCAGATATTCGCGTTCGCAGTGGCCAAGGGCCTGGCCGAACGTAACAACGCCGAACTCACCCTGGTGAAGAAGGAGGCAGAGAAAAAGCGCCAGCGCCATACGCTCGACGGGTTGAAGGTGATCATCAATGCAGCAACAACGCCGCCATGGCTAAAGCGGGCAATCCGCCTGGCCCTGGCCAGCCTTCAGCGCCGGGACGACATCGTTACCTGGCTGAAGTCTGCTGCGGATATGGAAAAGAACACGCTCACAGTGTCGCCAGGGAAAACCCAGGGTTACGACAACCCGGTACACCTGAAGATCACCATGGGCGCAACGCTGCGGGAGGTGGTCGGAGAGTGCCTGCGCTCGCCGCTCGCCTCGCCCTACCTGATCCACTACAAGCCCAAGGCCCGCCGGCGAGAGCAGATAGACGCCAAGGATCACTGGACATCGGTAACGCCGGACTACCTGACCAAGGAGTTCAGCAAGGCCAGGGACGCAGCGCACGCCTATGACCACGTGCCGGCCGGAGAGCGCCCCACTTTTCACGAGATCCGCGCATTGGGTGCCTGGCTGTACGAGCAGCAGAACTTCCCACAGGAGTACATCCAGGCGCTCATGGGCCATGCGGACGAGAAGATGACGAAGCATTATCAGGAGGGGCACGACGAAAAGAAGATCGAGTATGTCGAGGTGGGCGCCGAGTTGGCGTTTTGA